TACCACCATAATCCCGAAAAGTATGACAGAAACCTTTATATAAACCAAACGGGAAATAATACATAAGGATTTCGTTATACCATCAACTAAGTATGGAGAGGTGAAAAAGTGATTCGTGACGTAATGGGGATGCTCAGAAAGATAACTGGAGGAATTCCAGCCGAAGGGTCGATGATAGCCGCATTCGAGAATGCATTCCTTGAATTCGGCATAACCAGACCAGAGACGGTCAAGCGCTACATGAGCATCATGGAGCGCAAGGGGCTGATAATCCGCAAGGGCGACAGGTGGTTCAGAGCCGATAATTTTTCAAGGACTGTAAAGGAAGAGCCAGAAGAACGGGATGATGAAGTCGACGGCTTCCTTGAAAATATGGGGGTAAACGATGAAAAGGGATGACGATGGGGATTATGACGATGATGAGGGTTGGTTGGATGAAGATTGATGCGAGGACTCTGCTGAAATACTATATGTATTTCGTGGCGCTGGCGGTAATCATGTTGGCTGCGTGGAGGTTCATGCGATGACCAAACAGCATGTAAGGGAATCAAAAAGGCTGGAAGTGGAAAACGAGAAACTCAAGGCGCGGCTTAAACAACTAAAGGGTGGTCAGGTGAAAATAAACTTGAACGAGTTCGACAGGGAGATAACCCTGCAAGAGGGCAAGAAGATCAGCCTCCCGATCGGGCAGGTGAAGGAAGTCCGCAAGCTTATCTTCAAAAAGCTTGCAAGTTACGACGATGCAACGATACTCGAGAACATCAGGCGCAAAGATTAGCGCCTGCACAGCGAGGTAGAGGAACTTGGTTTCCCTCGCCAGGCTCATAACCCCAATGGCCTAAACACCCAACGGGGAGTCCCAAGGGTTTCAGCACCCCTAAGGGAAACCTGGAGTATGCCAGTTCAAGTCTGGTCCTCGCTATGGTGATGGCTATGAAAAACAAACCCCAAATAGTCTGCACACACGATCCTAAATACGCAAAGGGCATGTGCAGAAACTGCTACGAGAAGAGCAAATACCGCAACGATGACAAAATCCGGGCGAAGAAGATAGCCTCTGCTACCGAATACAGGAATGAAAAACGGAAGAAAGATCCCGACTGGAATGCAAAGCGCCAGAGGGATTTCAGAAAGAAGAACCCGGTTTCATTCAACAAGACGATGAGCAAATACTACATGAGAAAGTTGCCGACGACTGAGATCGTCAACATCTACAACGATGTTATGAAGGAGAGAGGTGCTAAGACATGAACCAGAGGGAACGGATAATATGAGCAATCTTCCAGTGCAACTGCCATCTGTGAGGATCAGCAAGACCATCAGAAACTGCGAAGGTGTAGTCTTGGAGCATAAGGAAGTCGAAGTGAGGAATTACTTCTTGAAGGAAGCCATAGAAACGGCCAGAGAGATTATGAAAAAGGAACTCAGATGATGGATGTTCCTGGGTTCATAGAGCGCAACATAAAACTCATCGGAAATCCAATTCGCCTTTACGAATACCAGAAGAACATCCTCACCGACATGGCCGACTTCAGAATCATCAACAAGGCGAGGCAAATCGGAATAACCCAGACTATCTCCTGGGAGGCGCTGATAAACGCCCTTGCGAAGCCGAAGGAACTCATCGGTATCATATCAGTCTCCGAACGAATGGCCAAGGATGTGCTGTCATATATCGAGGATGCCTATTATTCCCTCCCGCCGGAACTTCAGTTAAAACTTACCGTCGACACGAAGCAGGAAAAGTGCTTCAACAATGGGTCGAGAATACTTTCCCTGCCGCAGAATCCAAGGACAGTCAGGGGAAAGCCTTATACGCACATCTACTTTGATGAGGTGGCGCATTATCTGCAAGACCGTGAGATTATGGATGCCGCCCTGCCCGGTCTATCAAGAGGCGGACGTGCGACGTGGATATCGACTCCGCTCGGCAAGCGAGGCGAATTCTACAGGATCTGGACTGAGGCCGAAGATACTGGCATGACGAAATACGAACTTCCCTACACGGTCTGCCCGGATATGGTCGCCAGGATAAATCTCCTTAGAGGAAAGATGGATGAAGAACGCTTCCAGCAGGAATACATGTGCAGGTTCTTGGACTAGACGACTTCAATGTTCCCCTACGAGCTCATCATGCGCTGTACTGATGAGTCCCTGACTGGAGACGTCATCCCGAAGACGAGGAATCCGTTTACGATTGGGATGGACTTCGGCAAGAAGATCGACTCCACGGTCATCATCGGCGTGGAGCATGAGGAACTCATAAAATACGTCCGATACATACGGGAATGGAAGCCGCCTACTACATATACCGAGGCGACGAACTTCATCATCCGAAATTATCCGGAATGGAAGCCTACGAGAATATCCGTAGACCAGAACGGTCCTGGAGAAAAGCCCACCGAGGATCTGCGTGTCCTTGGATCAGTCGTGAGAGGCGAGATGTTCACCAAACCTTTAAAAGAGAGCATGATATCGAACCTCAAAGCCCTGATGCTCGATGGCAGATTGAAGTTTCCTAAGAACGAGGATCTTATCTCTCAGCTTCATGCGCTGCAAAAAGTGATAACAGAGACGGGCGCAGTAATTTACAAGCATCCGACGAGCGGCAGCACCCAGCATGACGACTACGTCTGGGCCTTGGCACTTGCAGTCTACGACCAGATGGGCATCGCAGAGCCGACGAAACCCATGCCACTCGGTGGTTCGGCTTTCAATGTCAACAAGCGCCCGAGAGGAAGCTGGGCATTTGCGAACAGGGTGATTTATTAATAACTCTTCCGAGGAAGTATTAAACATGGGACTAAAAGAATCGCTCCAAAGTGCCTGGTCTTCCAGGAATCCCGGCAAAGTCATCGAACTCAAGAAACTTTTCAATGCCGCTTCAAAGAAGAACTGGATGCGTGAAGTTGGCATCGTCGATACGGAAAAGAACTGGCAATGGAAATACGTCAAGAAAGGCGACCTTCCGATCGTCGAGCATAACTTCAATTTCAAGACCTACCACCGCTGCTACGAGCAGATACCGAAGGTATTCAGGTCTATAAACACGAGGGCTAACTTCGCCGTCCAGGGAGGATTCAACCTGATTGGGAACGAGGCTGACTGCGACAAACTCTGGACGTGGATGTCAAAAGTCAACTACGACATGTATCAACTCACGTTCGCCAAACTCGGCTACATCGACGGGAACGTCTGGATTGAAGTCAGGGGAGAACTCGACAAGACCACGCTTCAGATTCTCCCGCCTGAGACTATGCGTGTCGCAAGGGAGGAAACAGGTGAACTCCTTGGTCATGTCCAGTTCTTTGAGAACAAGGTCTACGAGTCGTGGCTGAAGAGCAAAAACAACTTTGATCACATGGTTCATCTCAAGTGGAACGACTTGGGCGTGAGTCCATACGGCTTTTCCGAGATCCGGCCGAACCTCGCAACTCTTGAAGACAAACTCGATGCAGAAGCAGTCCTTCCAGAGATAATCAAGTTCCATGCGGACAATAGGATCGTCTGGCTGCTGGGAATGCCAGAGAGACCTTACAATAAGACCCAGCAGGAAGAGTGGAAATCCGGCCTTGAGAACAGGGTGGTGGCCGGCGACATCGCCTGCGGAGGCGACGTAAAACCCGTCGTGATACAACCCCAGAGGGGCGTCGGAGAGATTATGAACCTCATCAACCACATCGAGGCGCAACTGGACACTGGCCTGAACAACCCGCAGAACCTCATAGAGGGTGGCGAAGGCGGGCAGAGATCGATTTCTCTCGAATCCCTGGAGCGTGATGTAAAGACCATGCAGGACACACTCACTCAGGTCAATTACCTTATTTTCGCAAAAGTCCTTGGAAAGAAGGAAGTACCTGAGATAAAATGGAATCCCATGAGCCAGGAACTCGAACTCAGGCAGTCGAGGACTATACGCCAGCTCATCGGAGATGGGAAATCCCCGCCCGTGATAGACATCAACGAGGCCCGGGCAAAACTCGGACTGGCCCCAAAGAATCTCGAGTCCGATGCGATGAAGATGGCCAAGATGCAGTCCGCCCCTTCTCAAAACATCGGAGGTTAAGATGAGCCTTGGAGACCGACTTAGCGCCCTGGAAAATAAGTCGGGGGAATTCATCGAGCAGAACTCCGGCCCGATAGATGTTCGCTGCCCAAGATGCGGAAAGATCGCAAGCCTTCCACAGGGATGCAAAGACTATGTCTGCACAGACTGTTATACACGAAAGGAATTCGACCCCGACCTTCTCAAGGATTCGTCTATGTCCTTCACGGGCATGCGCACAGGACGCTTCATACGGAAGCAACCCCAGTCCACGCAGAAGGATGTCACGAGGGATACATTCATTGACATCAGAAACGGCATCTAATAAATAACTCTTCTGGCTAAAAATTAAATACTGAGTGAAAACTATGCCGCTCCCAACACCAGCCAAAGGGGAAGATGAAAAGACTTTCATCTCCCGCTGCATGGGCAGCAAGGTGATGAACGACGAATTCCCAGACAAGGAACAACGTGCGGCAGTTTGCTACCGGCAATTTAGAAAGAAGGGCGGTGAAATGAAAAGGGAAAACATCATTTTCGTGAACAGGCCAGTGAAGCTCGAGACAGTTTCCGCAGAGAGCGGCAAAGAGACAAAGACATTCATAACCGGCGTCGCCATAGATGAGGGAACCAGCAGGAATAAAGTCTACTACAGCGCTGATGTCCTCGAGAAGGCGACAGCATCGCTGATTGGGAAGCCGCTGCTCCGAGACCATAACTGGGAAGATGTAAAGAGCATAATCGGAAAGGTCACGCATGCAGAGTTCGTAGAGGGCGAAGTGATATTCCGGGCGGAGGTAGACTCGGCTGAAACCGACATAATAAGGAAGATGGAGAAAGGCTACGTCAGTTCGGTGAGCGTCGGAAGCCTCATAGATGAAGATCCGTTCGTCGATGAGCAGAATATCGTGCATCCAAGTTTCATCGAGTTCGTTGAACTGAGCGTGGTGACAGTTCCAGGAGTAAAGAACGCAACAATCAGTCAGGTAATCCATGAGAAATTTTCTCTGAAAAGAGACGAGGAGGTCTGCGATATGGGAGAAAAAACCCCAGATGTGGATGCCCTCAAGGCGGAGAACGATAGGCTGAAAGGAAAACTTTCAGAGATCGAGGCCGCTGAAGAGGCCAAGAAGAAACAGGCCAAGGAAACGGAGATGATGCAGCGCTTCGAGAAGATCGAATCCGCAGTCAAGGATGTTTCTGAGTCTGTGAAGAAGATTGGTGAAGCGAAGACCAAGGAAGGTCTGGTTACACCGCCGGCACAGAATAAGGAAACGGAGTTCATCTGGAAGGATTCGGAAAACAAGGAAAAAGGTAAAATGTTCTTCCCGAAGCACCCCGAACTGCTTTACTGAGGTGATATGAATGGCAGTCACAGATTGGATAGGCATGAACGGCCCTTTCGGAGCCTTCTCGGCTAAGGTCTACACAGGCGAGACCATAACCGCAGGCGACTTCGTCAAGACCGTCGGAACGGAGATAACGGAGACTGGAACGATAATGGACAAGCTTCTCGTTTCACCTGCTGATGCATCAGGGGACGAAGCCCTTATCGTCGGAGTGGCCCTGAAGGGCGGGACAGCCGGTGACATCATTCCGATAGCGACGCAGGGAATTTTCAGAATGATAGCCAACGCAGCAATAACCGCAGGCTACATGCTTTCGCAGACGGCGAACGCAGCGAGCATGAAGGTCACGCATGCTGTCGCAGGAGACAGGCAGATTGGCATCGCCCTGACGACATGCAACGCCCAGAACGATTATGTCCTGGTGAAACTCCAGCTTGGGCCAACAGGAGCGGAGGCGTAAACATGAACCGACTGATAGAACTTCTGACGACGGACAATGAGTCTGAACTGATACCTTCTGCACTCTACAACGAACTCATTACCTCCGTGAGGGACAACCTGGTCGGAACCCAGGTCTTGGCGAGAAGGGTCGGCCCTGAAGGAATTCCGGGTTCGACGCTGACGGTGGCGCTCAACACCAGGAACGCAATGCTCTGCGAAGAGATTGCGGAAGGTGCTGAGTTCCCCAAGAGCAGAGCGAAGGCAGAGTCGTTCGACATAACCCCGAAGAAATACGGTCTTGACATACAGATTACCCGTGAAATGATCGAGGACAGCAGGTTCAACGATGTAGTCTGGCAGGTCGAGGAAGCCGGTTACCAGATGGCGAAGAAACTTGACACCCTGATAATGGCGCAGATAGAGGCGGGTGACACGGCGGCTTCACACACGGTGACTGGAGCGGCAGCGATAACAGTAGCGAACATTAGCACGGCGATCAAGAACCTGAGAACCGACGGATACAACGCAGACTATATGATCGTCAGTGCAGCGGTGGAGGACGACCTTCACAACATCGACACATTCCACGAGGCCGACAAAGTGGGGAACAGGGAGACGTTCGAGCGTGGCCTGGTCGGAAGGATCATGGGAATGACAGTTCTCGTGTCCACCCAGGTGACGGCGAACTACTCCTACGTCATCGACTCAAGGCATGCGGTCATCCTCGTCGAGAAGAGGCCGATATCGATAGAGAACTATAAGCTCGAGAACAACGATCTCGTCGGAATCGCAGTCTCTGCGAGATGGGGCGTGAGATACCTGAGAGCCGAAGCAAACTGCGTTATAACGACAACCTAATTTCTAATATGGGGGTGCAAGCCCCCCTTTAAATTATTTATAACTCTTCTGTGCAAAGAATAATTATGAAAGGCATTTTGGAAAAAATTTCGGTGCTTGTTGCAGTCCTTTCATTCGCATTAACTGCGATAATGTATTTCAACAGCGCCGCAGCTTCGCCAGCATTAGCGACTCTGATTTCCCCGACTAACGGGAGTTACACCTCGGTGAACTACACTTTCATCAACATCACATCGAGCGAGAACCTCAGTGCTGCGAATGTGACTTGGGGATGGTACAACTCATCCGCATTCGTTAACATCTCGATGAGCAACAGTTCCTTAACCAATTGGTATGTCAACATCACGGGTATACCGAACACACCAGCTACAGTTTGGCATAACTTCACGATAAGGATGCTCAATTCGACTGGAACGCTGAACATTTCCGAAAGGTATTCCATAAAGATTGACACGCAGACTCCCGTCGTCGATCAGATAACCACCTTCACTACGGTTTCTTATTTCACCAATGAGTCTTATGAAAACTATATCCAGTTAAAAGCCAATGTGACGGATAATACCACGCAAAGCTGTGGCTTCAGAATATTCTACGAGAACCTTACGGATGGAAGTTCACCGATCTTGAGTTATCCGTTGAGCGCAACGACTTTCACAGGAACTCTTACCGCTGATGCGGCCGTGAGGAACTGCACATACAACCTGACGGGATCACAGGTGAAGAACATAGTCGGCAACAATGCGGTTTTCATCGTGCAGGCATACGGAACTGATGCTGTCAACAAGACTGGATATACAGTACGCAACGAAAGTTTTGTATTCAACTACCTTCCAGCGGGAATGTGGTCTCCGCTTGGACATGTGGAGGCCAATACCCTTACGAAAAACTTCACGACAGACACCTCGCTGGGAAACATTAGTTATGTGTCGCTCTTCAACAATACATGGGAGTCCAAGGCATTCGTGACCTATAGATACGGCTACGCATCAAACAATGTCACGATTGACAACTCGACGTGGTCTGGGTTTCTGGCTTACACGTCGACTGGCTGGAACCTGTTGAGAAAGAATTCCACGCAGGTTTCAAACGTAGTCCTCTGGGCTGCACCTTACAACATCAACCAGACTGACAACAACTGCTCGGTGAACACGACTTTCCTGCTCACAAAGACTCCAGTAAATTCAAGTTTCACGATACTGGCATCTAACGCCAAGAACTCGCTTACGGTTACTCTGAACAACGCCACGGATGGAAACGTGACCGTTGGAACCGCATCTACTGGCAATGTGACCTTCCAGTTCAAGTGGAATTCCATGAGATCCCCGTGGAACCTCGTGGGTGCGCAGAATACGAACACGACATGGGGATTCGCAAACCAGAGTGCCAACAT